CTTTTGACGCTTATCTCCCTCCACTGGACACCTCCTTTTTTGAGAGCCGGTATTTATCTTAATACCAACTCTTCAAAGTGTCCACTTTTTCGGGGAAAGATCAGTTTTTATGTTTACCAGATACACATTTAACATTGAAAGAAATTAGCACCTTGCTAGCCGTCCTATCAACCACAACTTTAAAACCCCTATCGGAGCAAGACATACCATTTATGGTTTGTCTAAAACTCATTTCTCTTGATATCTTCTGGTGCTTCCACCCATAAAGCGGAAGAAATACTTTGGGCACAAATCTTATAGCACGCGGAGAAGGTTCCATATGAAAAAGTGTTGTCAAAGAATCCGTATCCATCCTTTGGCATTTTAATTCCCATTCTGCTGCATTTGGAATAGGCAAATTATTTTCTTCTATGCCTAACAAGTCTTCTAATGTATTCCCGACACCGCCAGCATTGCCAGGACGAGCATTTTTAATCCAACCTAACGCACTAATTTCTTTTAACCTATCTATTATTGTTTGCTTTGTATAAATAACAGTTTTTTTCGCCATAAGATTACCAAAGCTTACCTTGAGCTTGATGTTGTTTAATTCTTTTTCTTGCCATTTCGCAATATTCTGGAGAAATATCTATACCGACAAAGCTTCGCTTGAAATTTATAGCGGCAATTGCCGTGGTACCTGAGCCCATAAATGGATCAAGAACAATTTTTGCATTGGTAGATGAAACAATCCTTTCAATCAGATTAACTGGAAATGCTGCAGGGTGATCATTATTCATTTCTTGAGTAAATTCCCAAACATCACCATAAGCATTAGCTTTGGGCACAAGTTTGAATTTTGGCTTTGCAATCAAATAAATAACTTCATAAGTTGGAAGGTAGTAACCGGCATTAAAATTTAAACCTCCTTTTCGCTTCCAGATAATTATCTGCCGGACAGGAAAACCTTCAACAATATCTTGTCGATCTTGCAATAGGCCACCTTGAACCCTACGTTTATGATTATAGAATATCGCTCCGGTATCAGGAATAATCCTCATCATCTCTACTAAACAATCTCTTTGCCATCTTACATATTCATCATGGGGCATACAATCGTTATGATGCGTATAGCCTTTCTGTAAAGCGGCATTCGCCCATTTCCCCCCTCTTCCATCCTTCATGCCATTTCCGGTAGAATTTTTAAGATTATACGGGGGGGAAGTAATAACTAAATCTATGGCCCCATCAGGAATCTTCCTCATTACCTCAATAGCATCGCCACAAATTATCTTATTCACGAATTCTCTTGGAAGCTTCATTTCAACAAGACTTACGCTTTCATTCATGTCATTAAACATTAAAACCTCCGCCTTTTCAAGCGAAGGTTTTAATTATTTTAACGTGGCAGTTCCCCCTTCGAAACATACCACCCTTTAATCTCTTTAACGCTCTTATTTTATCACTTGCCCTATTGTTGTCAATCATTTTCTCCCTAACAGTTCATCCACACCTATCCCAAAAGCATCAGCTATCTTAATAAGCGTTTCCATTGAAGGATTGGGAGTATAGCCAGCTTCTATCTTAGCTAAGGTGCTAAAAGGAATGTCTGCTTTTTTCGAAAGTTTATCTTGTGTAATTTTATATTTATTACGTAGTTCCTTTATTCGTCTACCTAAATTAACACTTGACATAAGTATCCAAAGTTTGATATCATAATATAGATATTAAATAATTCCTTAATTACGCCTTTATTCTACCATAGAAATATAATTTTTAAACTACTTTCTGCTCCTTGGCTCCTTAAATTTGACCCCCTCCTTCGGAGGGTAAACGCACCAAAATTTTCCGGCGCAAGGGTAGTTGTGGGGCGGGCGTGCCCGCACCACGCCCGCCCCAAAGGTTTTTGCTTTGAAGCACTGCCCGCAAGAGGCGGGGCATCCCGCGACCCTAGATTTTTTTCTAATTGTAGAGCGGGAAGCCGAGCTTCTTTCCTAAAAAATTTTGTTTTTATGGCTTAGTAGTTGTAGCTTGGCCACGCCGCGACACGAGAGTTTCTTCCTTGTAGTAGCGGCGGCCACGCCGAACACGCCTTAACAAAAGCACGAAGCGAGCGGCCTAGCGAGCGCCCAGTGAGGCCCCTGCCCACAGGGGCCGAACGATGCCCGGGAGTCCCCGGCAGTCCGCCTCCGGCGGACGGTGCCTATTAGCTATTTCCTTAGAGACCAGCTTTCCCGGGTATTAAATACTTATCGCTTAGAGGGAGTGTAAATCTTTCTTCTTGCAGGAGTGGATGGTGTTGGGTAAGATTAAAGGGAAGGTTTGAGAATTAAACCAAGGGGAGCCATGTTTGATAAAGGAGTTACTCCTAGGAGTAACTCCTTTATGTTTTTGGGGCAAAAAATTTTCAGACACGGTTGGGTTTGCGGCCGCCCGCGCCCGGCCGCAAACCCCGCTCTCTTCAAGAGGGGCGGGATTTTTAACTTTTCTAAAAAAGTATTTATTTGGAAAAGCAATGAAATCTAAAAAACTATTTTTCTTTTTTTTCTTCTAGTTTTTTCTTTAAATCTTTCTTATCTGGTTTATACCCCGCTGTGATTATCCTGTCCTTTAAATCAACTATTTCTTCGTCATCTTTCTTTTTCTTTTCTTCATTATTCATGGCTATCCTCCAATAATTTTAAAACTTATTATACTCACTATTATTGTACCTACACAGACAACCGTAATCATAATAAAAGCAAAACTATCTTTTAAAGCTTCTGCTTTTTTGTTATTTTCCTTTTCATTTCTTTTAACTTGTCTAGCGAAATAGTTAGACAAAGATTTTAAATAAACCGATTTACTTTTATCCTTCATAGAATCCAATAATTCATTAGGATCTGGGAAAGTACCATACTCTTGAAGCTGAATTGCTTTTATAGTCATCCATAGTCCACGAATTACGCAATATAATAATAAAAAAGCGCTAGTAAAAACTATATTTCCAAAAATGGAGGATTTAATGAATGCCTTTCCAAATAATATACCGATTTCATCCGCTTTCAATAAACCAAAGCCGAGTATAATAGAATATACTGAAAGATAAATATTTGCTGTATTTTCTAGTGATTTTTTTCTATCCCACTCATTTAAAAAAGCATCTTTACATTCACTATAAAGACATTCAGAGGTTAAGAGCTTATCTTCTTCACTCATACCTTCCTCCCAATTAAAACATCAATAGATACTTTAAAAACATCAGCTATTTTTCGTAATGTATCTATTGTTGGATTGTTATTTACCCCCGCTTCAATTTTAATCAATGTACTATATGTAATATTAGCTTTTCGCGCTAATTCTTCTTGTGATAGTTTACTTTTTTTTCTAAATTTCTTGATATTTTCAGAAAGCATTATAAACTTCTTGACAGACTTATAATATATTGCTAATATTATTTTATAAATTTATTAAGTATTATATTGCTTATATTCGAGAGTATTTTAACTCTAAGGAGGCCGAAATGCAAGGATTAAACTGCGCAATATATACCAGAGTCTCTACCGATAATCAAGCTGGGGTTGAATTTAACTCGTGCGAAGCCCAAGAACAGAAAATAAAATCCTTTATAAATAGCCAAGAAAATCTTTTTGTTTTTAAAGTGTACGATGATGCTGGGTTCACCGGTGCGAACTTGGAACGTCCGGCGCTCCAAGAAATGCTTAGAAATATACAAGAAAATAAAATTAATATGGTTATCGTCTATAAGATAGACCGGCTCACACGCTCGCCCAAAGATTTTTATGCTCTGATGGAAATCTTTGAGCAATACAAGGTTGACTTTATCTCTATTACTGAAAGATTTGATACCTCTACTCCATCAGGCCGTCTACTTCGCAATATTATGCTTACCTTTGCGCAATTCGAAAGAGAACTCACTAGTGAAAGAACAAAAGATAAACTTTTAGAGCGGGCTAATAAAGGAATGTGGAATGGCGGCGGTCTGCCTTTTGGTTATAAAGTAGTAGATAAGCGACTGGTGCCTGATGAGCAAAAAGCGCAAAAAATAAAGCAGATATTTGCGATTTTTGCCGAGACCGGCTCTCTAGCTAAGACCTATCAGCTCTTGAGGGGGAAAAAAATATTTAATGATAAAAATTTGCCTATTAGCAAAGCTCATCTACAAAGCATATTACGAAATCCTGTTTATACCGGTAAAATGCGATTTTCTGGAAAAATTTATCAAGGCCTGCACCAGCCGCTTATCTCCGATGATTTATTTAATTATGTACAGGGCTTACATAATGAAAAACAGCGAAAAATGCGACTATATAAAGAATATCTTTTGACTGGCTTAATCCGTTGTGCCGAGTGCAATTCAGCTATGACGCCTGCGTTCACGAATAAGAAACATGGCCGGTATCATTATTACAGATGCACTAAAACCTATAAACAAACTTGGGATTCTTGTTCAACGCGCCAGATAAATGCAGATAGATTAGAGAAGTTCCTAGTAGATAATCTTAAAAGAATCTCCGTCGATAAGCATTACATCGATAGTTCGATATTCAAGCTCAATTTTGAGGCTTTGGGGGTGCATAAAGGACTCGAACCATCAGCATTATGCTCCCCTATTGACCCAAAAATGGTTCAAGAGAACCTTAAAAACTTGGTAAGTTATTTTGAAAAGGCGAGCAAAATTGAGCAGGCTCTAGCGATAAAAAGATACATTAAAAGCATTCTTTATTCCAAAGAATCTATCCAAATAAATATGCTTTGCCATTCGGAAGTTATTGACAGGCAAAGCATTAAAAATCCCGCCCCTCTT